TGCCCAGTCCCAGACCCGGTTGCAGCCCCTCGGGATGAGGATGTTGTATTGCCAGTCATGGACGTTGGCCCAGTGCGCGAGCCGGGACATGCGTGCCGCACTGAATGGCATCCCGCGATAGTTCCCGGTCAGGTCCTCCACCGTGACCCCCAACCCCATCGCTGCCGCTGACAACACGTCTTCGTTGTAGCTGCCGTCCTCGACGCTGGGCGGATCGGTGAAAGTGATGGTCTTGCCGGCTGGGAAGTGAGCCATCATCCCGGGCTCGATACCCTCTATCAACGGGTCGGCAGCGTCCTTTTTCCCCACCAACGGACTCCCGGCGCCGCTATCCGTGACGATGCCAGCAAAGCACGCCGCGATCTTCTGGCGCAGCAGCCGCGCGTCGCGGAACTCGTCATAGTCCTTCAGGGTCACGATCACCGGCGCATACCACGTGACGCCGCGCACCTGGCCGGGCCGGTCGACCCGGTACAGGTGGATCAGATCCTCGGCCAACACGCGCTGAGAGAACCCGGTGGCTTTGGCTGAGCGCAGCCCGGTCGATCCGGGGTGATCATCGAACAGCCAGTAGGCGACTCGCCTGCCTGCGCTATCGAACTCGACACCCAGGATTACCTTGCCACCAGACGCGCCGATAAACCCGTCTTTGTTGGTGTCGATGTAGTCGGGCTCGAGTGTCTGCAGCTGCAGCGGGATCGGTAGTCCCTCGGTGATCGGGCGGCGACGGCGACGGATCAGTACCTCGCCCGAGACCGCGATCGTCTCTAGCCACAGTCGCTGCAGCCCGTACAAGTTGTGCAATCCGTCAAAGTCGCATGCCGTGCTTTCTGCCCAAGGGTTGAAGACAGCAGAGGCATTGCGTTTGACTCGCTTGCCCACCTTGTTGCTGGGCTTTGCGCGAATACCCCATCCAACGCCGTGATTGCCAATGACGATCTTGGCGCGCTTGGCGAACGGAGTATTGCGATCCAGGTCACGCGCATGGTTGCGGAGAATCGACAGCGACGAACCCACCGCCGCGTTGGCATCGCGACTGACGCGCTTCCAGTTGTCGGTGCGCCGCCCTCCCTGTGCTGCCTCGTAGTGGCGCTTGAACACCTCCACGGCAGCGCGCGCCTGCATGCGCCCAAGCACAAACCCGGGCGCGAATGGGAGCAGCAGCCGGTCGAAAGAAGTCATCAGGCCGCGGCTCTCGAGACCAGCGGCAACAGCAAACTTGCTCATTCGTCACAGCTCCTGTCGAAGCCCTTGCTGGTGCGCATCAACCGGTACGGCGGCGCTTCGGTGACCTCACGCTGCATCTCGGAGAGCAGCGAGCGCATCTCGGCCAGGCTTTGATACTGGACTGTGCGCGCCGGCGGGCCCGAATAGCTCACGCTCAAAATGCCCCTAGCCACCGCGGCCTTCAGTGTGTCGATGTCGGTCTGTGTCCAGATCGTTGCCATAGGTACCTCGGTCCGGGAGTCTTGCGGTGTGGTCGAGCGGTGTCCATGGGCGATATGGCGCGATCAGCGCTTGCGCAAGTAGCCAGGCCGGCGCGGGATCCACCCACCTGACTGCGCTGGCGCGGGTTGGTGCTGCGCACTGGACGGCGGCGCCGGCGGGGGCTGGTCATACCCTGCATCACGCTCGAGCTGGATCCAGTCGCTCTCCTGGAATCGGTCGATGCCTACTACGTATGCCGCGCATCGCGCATAGATCCGGGCGTCAAGGTAGTGATTCTCGCGCCCGGCGATTACAACCCATTCGCGCTCGAGCCTGCCCTTGCGCGTGCGATGGGTGATCAACTGCTCGGACGTAAGCTGCTTAAAGTATTCCTCGTCGTAGCGCGGGAAGTGGCAGTAGCCCGGGGGTTCGCCGACGCCCTCATCGATGGGCAAGCTCATGCGAATCCAGCCATAGAGCTCGGTCTTGCCTGCACTGCTCCCGACATTCCACATCCTGTACCCGCCGAGGATCTTCTGCCCTTGCCAGTCCACATCCACAGTGGTTGGCAGGCTCACGAGCACGCTGTCGCTGTGGCCGCCCTTGACGGCCATCACACGATTCATTGGTTTGGTCAGCCCCCATGCATACACCGCCATCGTGTTCCAGCCGCTATCAACTGCAAGCATCGAGATCCGCAGCGAGGTACCACATTCGTGCGGGTAGGCGCGATCGAGCAAAGCATCGACCTGCGGCCAGGGTCCGGTCGGCCCGAGGTTGGAGGTGTCGCCCGGCAGCACGCCGATATCGATGGACCAACTGCGCTTTTCTCGGCCCCACCCAACAACCTCATAGCGCAGCGAATCCTTTTGAACGTCGACGCCGCAGGTCAGGAACAGCACGCCCCTGGGACAGCGCCCTATCTGATAGTCCTCGCGCCGGCGGTAGAGAACCTCCCACTCGGGCGCGTCCGACTTCTCGGTCCAGGTCTCGCCCAGCACCGTGTTGACCACGGTCTTGAGCGCCTCCGGTCCCTTACGTGCGGCAGTCGCGTACTCGGTTGCGATCTGGCCCCACGATGCGTTTGGCGAGTAGCTGTAGGCAGCCCAGATTGCGAAGCTCGCGTGCCCTTTGAATGGCTTGCGTGCCCGCCACTCGCCAGCCTCCACCATGTCCCGTTTGTGCTTGTGGTCGATGTGGCTATCGCACTGCCTGCATACGAAGTGCGCTTTCTCGGGTTCATCCTTGGGCCATAGCATGAAGTGCCCGCGGAGCGTGTCTTCGTAGTCCCAGTGCATGCCGCGCTGGTACTGCGGGCTGTGCACCAGGAAGTCCATGTGGCCGCAGTGCGGGCATGGAACGTAGAACCGACGTTGATCGCCGTCGCTGAACTCGACCTGGATGCGAGAATGCCCGTCGACGGTTGGCGTCGATCCAACGCCAATCTTTCTATCCCAGTAGTATTGCGCGCGCTGCTTGCCGAGCAACAGCTGATCGCCCTCAACACCTGCGGCCGCCGGGTAGCCGTCGACCTCATCGAAGAGCACGACGCGGCGGGACACCCGGCGGAACCCGCGCGGGCTGTTGGCGCCAACCAAGGACAGTGAGCCGCCCGGGAATCTCTTGCGGAGTATCTTCTGCTTTGAGTTCGCCCCGCCGAACAGCGCCGCCATGACCGGCACGTCGCGTAGCATCGGCTCGATCTCTTCGGCGCTGTAGTCTTCCGCGTCCGGGATGGTCGGCTGCACCATCATGATCGGGCACTTGTCGTAGTGCATGTAGTACATGGCCACGATGTTTAGGATCTTGCTCCAGCCAACGCGGGCGGACTTCATGCACGAGACGACCTCTACTTCCGGATCGCTGAAGGCATCTAGTATCCCGCGCTGGTATGGGATGCAGCGCCACTCGCCGGTCTCGGCTGAGCTCTCGGGTGAGAGCCTGTAATACTGCTCGGAATAGTCGCTCAGTCGCAGTTGCGGCGGAGGCGCCAACAATCTACAGAGGTGCCGCTCGATCTCAATCTGCGCTGTCGACATTCGACAACTCCAACAGCGACTCGCGCACGATCTTGTCGATGATCAAGACGTCCTTGTTGGATAGGTGCGGGATCTGCTGCTTACACTTGCTGGGGATGCCCATGAACTTTGACCGCGCCCGAGTCACGACGGCTTCGAAGGCCCCCAGTGCATCCGTTCTCTTGACCAAGTGACCGGACTCACGATCGAAGTCCATCTGCTCGCGCTGGCGGCGCAGCCGTTCGCGCTGGGTTCGCTCCTCGAGGTAGGCGCCGGTCTTGATGCTGCCGTTTTGGTGACCGTTGGGACTGCCGCCCCTGGCTTTCGCTGCATCCGTATTGGCCTCCCAGGCTGCGTCGGCTTGTTCGCTATCGATTCTGCCGGCGATCGCGGTGATCCGACCAGAGGCCAAAGCCGTTTGTACTGCGTTCAACCTGCAGCCGCGGTGCCTCGCGTACTCCCTGAGACCCATCAATGGCATGGAAACCCATGGCGCAAAGACCGCCAATTGACCAGAGGATTGTAAAAATATTCCATGAATCAACACCAAACATCATCCGACCAGCCAATTTTCGTGCCAAACCAGGGTGGAATTTTGGAAGACAGAGCCCCCGCATTCTCTGGTGCTCCGGAAGAACCTAAGGGCTACCCACCTCCACCCTGTGTTGCCTCCTGTTCTAGATATCTACTCAGTGCTGCCGCTGTGGCGCTCTGGAACGCTTGTTGGATCGCCTCGCCAGCAGCCGCGTCTCTAAGAACATCGCCCACACCCGAGCCCACAAGGCTCTTGATGGGGTCGCGTGGCGCGCCAGGGCCTTGTCGCTCGAACACACCACGGAATCCGCCACGCACGGTCTGGATGAAGGCATGCCGCAACAGGAAGGTCTGCCCTACGTTCACCTCGGCAGTCACACCGAGAGGCGTCTGCGTCGAGGGATACGAGCCCAGCGATATTGGCCGTGGCGATACTTTGAGCCCCCATCGCATCGCTGCCAGTCCTGCCCTGTTGGAAGGCAACACCACTGACAGCCTGCGCTCGATGGTTGACTCCTTGATCCGTTTCTTGGTGCGCACGTATGCCACGGCTGCACGCTGCGCTTCCTCCATCCCGTCATTCCCAGCCCTGCGAGCAGCGCGTGCAATCCGCTTCTCATCAATCCTGGATCGGAATGCAGCAAGCTGCTGTTGGTTGATCTCGATCCGCAGGTCAACCATAGTTCCTCTCCCTTGTTAGCAGCAGTGGTGATACACCCACTCCGAGTTGGAATCGGCTGCTCATGTTGAACTTCAGTCGCACCATGCGCAGGTGATAGCGGACCGTCTTCGTAGCACGGCCCATGACATTCGCAATCTGCTTGTCTGATAGCCCCATTGCTGCGTGCTGCAGCACCCGCAACTCGATGTCGGTGAGCGTATTGCCCGCGGCAATGTGCACCCTCGGGCCCCAGATGTCCGCGGCGCTCACCGAATAGCGAATTTGCAGGTTGAGGGCCATCAGAGGACGCGGCTCGTGGCAGCCCGCTCCGCAAGAAACACAGCGGCCTCTTGTACCGCCTTATCGCGCTTCCATGTGCCCACCAGCGCCACCTGCCAATCCATGGGTGATAGATCTCGAACATCATCGACGCTCTGAACTCGACGGAACCGATCCGGCGTCATGTGGTTGGTGCTGCGCCAATTCTCCGCCTGCTCATCGGTGCCGGCGAAAACTAGCCAGGGTCGTGCGTCGACTACAACCCTGTGGGGCGCGTGCTGAGCGGCGGCGATGGTAATCACGAGTTCAATGGGCAGCTGCAGTGCGTCGGCAGGCGTCAGGTGCGCGGGCGTGTTCAATCTCGCAATGGGGTAGCGCGTCAGGTTGCGCATGACCGCCACCAGATTCAGGTGTGACACTTTCACTTCCAGAGCCTCCCTTCTGCATCCGGATCGATCAGCGGCTCCTCTCGACGTATTGTTGCCGCCGATGCGCTCTTCCGATGGTTGCTACGTCCATATAACTCGATGGCCACGAGGAACAGCGCGCGCTCGGAATACACGCCGAACTTTTCCTTCAGCGACCGGACGAAAGAGCCCACCGTGACGGGACTGAGCTTCAGCACCGCGGCGATATCGACCTGCCGCGTCCCCTTCGAGAGCAGCTTCATCACCTGTTCGTGGCGCATGGACAAGCACACCGGCGTGATGAGCCTCCATGATCCATTTGCACGCCTGACCGCCCATGCCCGATGAAATGGCGAGGTGCGGCGCTTTGGCTTTTCTTGCTGCATTTCAGCGATTCCTTCCGCACCGCGTGCACTTGCCCTGCACAAACCAATGCTCGCACGCATCGATACGCTCGCGACGCTGCTGCTCGAGCTGGGCAGCCACACGGTGTTGAATCGTTCCGCTTGGACGCTTGCGGATGATCACGCGACAGACCTCTGTGAGCGCCTGGTGTAATGAACTCTATTTCGATTCTGCGTCAGCCGATCAGCCCAACGGCAGTTGCCGGGCTCGTAGTTTCCGTCGTTGTCCTTGCGATCAATTGTTGTGCCCACGGGGCGTTGGCCCATGTCGCTGATGAATACCTCGAAAGACTCCCATTGCGAGCAGACCAGAATCCCGCGACCTCCGTACCTTGGGTAAGAATGGTTTCTTGGATTACGGCATCGGCCAAGCATGCTGCACCAAGATCTGTAGGTTCCTGTTCTGTGCATGCCGTGCGTGGTCGTAATTTGCTGGCGATAGCAACCGCAAGAAGTGCATTTACCTCCAGTCAGTTGATTCCCAGTGGTCTCCATCTCGTTCCCGCAGTCGCAGCGGCACAGCCACGCAGCATTCGCTCTACCTGGAATTTTAATCGTCTGACGGATCACGACCAGACTTCCGAATCGCTTGCCGGTTAGGTCGAGCACGATGAAGCGAGGGTTTCCTTCTTTCTTTTTACAACCGCAAGAAACCTGACGCCCATGGACCAGGCTGCTGCCGCGAATTCTCGGCTGACTCCCGCAAGAGCATGTGCAGAGCCATGCGATCGCGTTTCCCAGATAACCATCTTTGCGGACGACCAACAGCCGCCCAATCTGTCTGCCGGTTAAATCTGGGGTTTTGTTAGCCATCAGGCTGCACTCCGAATGGATCTGTGCTGCAGGTACCACGCACCCAGGAGCAGCGCCTCGCCGCGATTATGATCCTTCTTGCGATCCAGCCGATCCAGCGCCGCTGGGAACAACATCCTGGCCTTGCACCTCGATGCCTCCTTGCGCACTCGCTCTCCATCATCCTTGGCGAACACCATCCCGAGTTGCCGCTTCCAAACACCAGGGCTGACGAACTCGATGCGCACGCGAACCATCTGCAAGGTGGCAAGCAGCGAGGCCAAAGTCATGCCCTGCGAGAACGCCGCGACGCTGCCGTTCTTCGGCATTGCGTGAACACGCTCGACGACCGCGGTGGTTTCGCGGCCGGCAATGTGCTGGAACAGCGCGCTCGACAGTGCTTCGGCGTCCACCCACTTCGTCGATGCGTCCTGCATGATCGGCATGTCATCGACGTGGATGAACTCGCCGGCCGCGGTCAGCAGCGACCAAGCGCCGGTAACGCCGGGATCGCATGACAGGATCAATCTCGACATCAGTGCTTCGCTCCTGTGGATTGACCCATGGCCGGCACACCGCCATTCACCGGGGCGGCCGTGGGCGATTCCAGCGACCTCCCATCGTTCTCCTCCTCGACAAAATCCTGCTGCTTGGCGGGTTCCTTGGCTTCATCGGCATCGTCAGCAGCGCCAAACTTGATCGAAATCTTGACCTCCTCGCCGGTGCGCTCCTCGAGTTCGAGCGTCTCCATGGCCATCGGGAACAGCCCCTGCAGATCACAGACCATCTTGCACTCGGTGCCGTCTACCTGCAGGCGGATGTTGCTCACACGCGCGTTCTGGACCTCGACTTTGCTGTCGATACCCCAGGCGATCGTTGCCCTGCATCCCTTGAATTTTTCCTTGATGCGGATCGGCCCGATGCGCTCGGATGCAGGGCCCTTGATCTTGTTGTTGGATCCGAAGTCGAACAGGAATCGCCAGATGCCTGGGTGCTTGGAGATCTCCGCAGCGAACGCCTCGCCGACCTTGATCTCGCTCAGGCGAATCTTTCGACCGGGCTCGAAGTCGCCCGCATCCCCGCCCTCCTCGCCCTCAGTGTCGGCGCTGCGCATCTTCGAGCCTGTGAATCGGCTTGCAAGGATTGCGGTCTTGTTGGTCAGTGACAGTGGCTTGGCCATGTTGTTGGCACTCCTGCTGTGTTGATGTTGGAATCTGATTTTAGCTGCCGCAGTGGCACTCGATGTAGACCTCGCCCGTGCGTGGGTTCGTGCCGATGATTTCGCACTTTGCGGTCAAGCCGCACTTGAAACTGCGTACCTCGATTGGCTTGCCGGTGAGCGCCACCTGCTCAGCAGCCAGCACCTGGGCCAGGTCGATGTCTTCGGGATCGAAGGGATTGCCGTCGTCGGTGAAGACGCGCACGCAGTAGAAACTCCCATCGGCCTTGGCCAGGCACTTGAGGATGTGGCGCTCCTCGGTCGGCTCGCTGCCTTGCGGTGGCAGTTCGGTGGCTACAGCTGGGGCGCTCAGCGCGAGGGCGAGCAGGATTAGGGCGGTGTGACGAATCGATTTCACTGTTGTAACTCCTAGAACAGCGCCGGCTGCGCTGGTGATTGTGGATCGCTGTTGGAAGTCGGTGCAGCCTTGTTGTTGGAAGTCGGCTGCACGGCATTGTTGGAAAGCTGTGGCGCGACCTGGGTCGCGACCTCAGGCTGAAGTTCGCCTTGGCGTGATCGCTCGAGGTGGCGCTCGCAGAGTTGCTTGCACTTGACCAGTCCATCATCCCCGGCGCCGGCGCCGAGCTCGTAAGTGCCAGAGCGTGCGCCTGGCCGATATGCGGTGTAGTACCGCGGCTGGCCGGCGCTGTCCCACGTGATCGCATAGCCCTCGGTGGTCACGAGGCTGTCGGCTTTGCGGTGCCAGGCGAGGCTCATGTGTGCGCCTCGTCCGCTGTGAAGCGCTGACCGTACATCCCGCCCATCTCCGACTGCTGCGGGGGCGTTGCCCAAGGATCCGAGCCCGCCTTCGGTATCTCGATGTAGTCAGCGAGAACCTTGTTGAACCTGAAGTCGGTCTGCCCAAGCTGCCCAGTCTCGCGCAGGCGAATCTTTTGCGTGTGAACCTGCACTGGAGCGTCCGGTTTGCCCTTGTCTCGATGCACGATGAGGATGTTGTCTGGCTTGTTGTACCAGTGCGCGCTGCCGCTGATGTCATAGGCGCTCGGCATCGGGTACTTGCCGTCCTTGTTGCGGTAGAGCTTCGCCGGATGCGCGACGATCCAGATATGCAGCATCGTTTGGCGCGCGAACCTGCGCACCCGCTTCAGCGACTTACCGATGTACTCGGTCTCCGAGAGTCGCTCGGGCCGATTGGCTTCGAGCTCGTTCCAGGGATCGATGATCAGGCCCTTGATCCCATGCCGCAGCAGCAGTGCCTGGCTGATGTCGAGGATGTTGTCTAGGTTCCAATCATCCTCGTCCTCGGGCGAGATCATCGGGAAGTGCCAGCTCACCCACTCGAGCGCCTGATCCAACTGCTGCGCAGACATCCGCTCGGTCGGTCCGGTGCCGAACGGCGCGCGCATGAACTTCTGCATGAGCCGCGACGCATGCTTGCGCAACGGCGAGTTCTCGGGCGAGAACATGGGGATCACCCAGCCGTGATTCGCCGCCATGTTGACCGCGAGTGCGTCCAGGAAATTGGATTTGCCAGCGCCCGGCGTGCCGGTGATCACGGTGACTTCACCGTCCTGGACGGTGTAGTTCTCGTCCAATGTTTTCCATCCCGTCGAGGCTCCGCGGGAGTCGCCCTGCTCGTACAGCAAGTGCAGATCGCGCTTGAGTTGCCGCAGATACACCACGCCCCTGATCGGGTATTCCTGTGCGCTCTCCAGGCAGTTGCGCAACGCGGTGGCGCCGTGCTTCACGAGCACGTCGTTGGCGTCTTTGCAGCCATCAGGCCAAGTTACTCGCCGGCACTTGCCGACACCCAGACGCCGCACGAGCTCTTGCTCCAGTCGCGTGCCAGGCGCGTCGCTATCGACGGCAATCACCCACTGTTGCACCTGGGCGAGTTGCTCCCATGCGGTGTCGATGAACGTGAACTTGCTGTCGTAGTTCTTCGCGTTGATGGCTGGCGCACCATCCGGCACCGAGATGCACGAGGCAATGCCGGCGACCTCAACGCTGAGCTTGTCGATCTCTCCCTCGACGATCACGCATCGTTGGAACTCGATGTCGTTGAGCCCGCATAGCACGCGCTCTGCGCCAGCCTCCATGCGGAAGTTCTTGTCACGATCGCGGTACTTGACGTTGATCAAATCCTCACCGCGGTAGTACGGGAACGCGATGGCTTTGACGCGATCCTCGACCTGCGGCATGTACACCACGCGCGAGTGGATGCGGTTGCGATGCAGGATCCTCTCAGGGATGCCGCGGCCGGCGAACCACTCGAGCAGTGCAGGCTCGAGCTCATCGGGCTGGTGATGCACTTGCGGCCGCACCCAGACAGGTTTGCGCCAGTGCAGCTCGTGCCGATGAATGCCGGTGCCGAGACCGCCGGCCCATCCGCAGTGCTGGCACAGCCACGTGCCTTTCTCGACGTTGACGCCGAGGCACTTGGAGTGTTTTTTCTTGCGCTGCGCCGAGCACTCTGGGCACAGAACGTCGAGCTCGCCTGAGGGGCTCGGTACGGCGCTGCGAGGTATCTCGATGCGGAAGTCGGCGAAGGTTTTCATGCTGGCACCGTCCATGGGTCTGGCTCGTGGCCCGTTCCGTTGGGGCTCTGAGGCAGCCGCGGGTACTTGCCGGCGGTCCAATGCCCAGAGTTCGCGCGCCACTGGCGCACGCAGTTCTGCCAGTGCTGATCCCAGTCCGCGTACCTGTCGCCGCGTGAGCGCCATGTGGTCTGGAACACCGCCATGGCTTCATCGACATCGACGCCAGGCAGGTTCTGCCGGGCGTACGCCGCTCGGTCCGGTGTCAGGCCGAAGTCATCCGGCAACGGGACCTTCGCTGAGCTGGGCTTCGGTTTCTTTCCGGCGGAGCCTTCGGGGGATACAGGGGGTTCTTTTTCTTTTCTTATTCCTAAGAGGTCTTGGTCTAGGTCTCCCCCCAGCGAGACGCTCTTGTCATCCGTAACGTCACGCGTAACGTTACGCTCGCGTTGACCCTTGAGACGCTCCCTGTAACGCCTCTGCCTATCGGCGCTCTTGTCCGACTTCTTACGCTTTGAAGATAGGGAGTTTTTTACGCAATAGCCGGGCAGCTTTACCCGACTCCCATCGTCACTCGTTACGAGCCATGACGCCGGCATCACGTCACAAAAGCCATCGATGCCGACCAGAGCGTCGATTTCGGTGACGGTGCACGTTACGGTGTCATCGTCACGCACGTGCTCATCAGCGTAACGCCAAAGCGTAACGAGTGCGCCGCGTAACGCGTTACAGGCGTAACGCACAGCATCACCCTTGGACAGGTCAACGAACCCCGTCTGCCCGGTTCGAACGGATACCTGGTACCGATCGAGGAGCTTGGTGGCGGCCGTCATCAGCCGAGGGTCGTCGACCATGTCCTTGTCAAATTTGATCCAGCCGCTGCTCATTGGCGTTCGTTCTTCTTGTTGGTGCTGCGCGCCGCATCCAGCGACACGGCAATGTCGACGTAGATGCGATGTGGCGGGAACAGAGAGATCAGCCAAGGCGCGATCCGCCACTTACCGCCGTGGAATCGGAGCGATGGCCTGGTGATGGGTTCGGCGCTCATGATGCCGTCCCATAGCGCAGCGACTCACAACGCAAGCCGTTGCATCGACGGTCGCCGCAGTTGCAGGTATTTGGCCCGCGGTAGCCATCCAATATGCTCGCGGCGCTGCGCACCACCGGATGTCCAGGAACCCCGTATGGCCTGCGTCCCGTGCGCATACGGAACTCGTTCTGCTTGATGTTGCGACACTCTTTGCAGTAGCAACTCGGGCGCACGCGCGCAGCTGTCTTGCAGCGAGCGCAGAGTCCTGGTTGCCATTTGTTCATAGATAGAACCCCGTGCCGGACGATGAGGTACGGCAAGCACGCGAATGTGGCTGCAACGGGAGGGGTTGCGCGGCAGTGATCTCAGCGGGTCTCAGCTGCCTGACCGTGCGCTGCTTATGCGGGGGTAAAAAGATCATGCGACGTGCTTCCAAGACTTGTGGTGCGCCGCACGGCTAACGGTTGAGCGCTGAACTCCGAACTGCAGAGCCAGAGCCGATAGAGATTCCCCGGCAACAAAGCCAGAGCGGATCTGAACCACTAGCGTTTCGGTGAGTCGGGCGCTCCATACCGCAACCCCTTTCGGTCCATTGGGATTGCCCGTGCGATTGCGCGCTCGGGGGCCGGGGCGCCGATTCAGTGCCTGAGTACGTGAGTCGGCCCAGCGACAGTTCGAAGGCTCGTAGTTCCCGCAGGGATCCTTCCTATCGAGGGTGCGGCCGTGCGGACGAGGGCCTACGTCAGATACGAACGCCCAAAAATCAGTGCGCCAGCGGTCACAGACAGACACTCCCTTCGCCCCGTACCACCGGTATTTATGATGCCCCGGGCTGTAGCATCGCTCCTTCATCGCGTACCAGGATCTGTAGAGGGGGTGCGTGCTCGCGTTCATTGATCGCGTACCACGCTGGATCTAGATGGGAGCGCACCCTGGGCCAGAGCACCAGCCCAGGGGCGGTTTGAAATGCCGGCAGATATGGCTGAGCCGGCCCTCATTGATACGTTGGCGCCCCCGTGACGATTCGAACGTCCACCGTCCGCGTGATCAGCGCGGCCGCTCTCCCAGAGCTGCAGGGGCTTGTTGGAAATCTCGTAGTGCCAACACCGCGTCTCAGGCAGCCGGCACACGACGCACCACACGTCCGCGTCTGACGGGCCATCCTGGTGGTCGCGTAGGATGTTGAGCGAGCGCGGCACTTTGTTGGAACTCGCGCATTGCACGAGGCGTGACACCGAGGAGCACGCCCGGCGATTTCGCGAAGTCAAAAGAACCACAGCGGGTGCCGGTGGCTTGACGAAGCCACCCTGCATCGGCCCGCATTCAATGTTCGCGCCCGCACGATGCGCACGCGCGTGCCTTTTGGATCGCCCAGAGTCAACGGCGATATTTTTTTCAGAAATCGCCTCTGCTGTGAGGGTGCGTGCGTAAGATCTGCAAAACAAGGCAGACAAAGCTCTATGAACTCCCTCACGCAACTCGCAACGAACTGTCGCCCTCTTGACAGATGTAAAATACTTACCGTCGATGCGACAGAACATCCTTGTCAGCGCATGGAGACGCGCGCACCGTGGGCGTGCGGGAAATACACAGCGCATTGGAATGCGCGATGGATGGGAGGGGAAACCCATGGGCAAGAAGTGGCCGGCGTACATTCAGCCCGTGCCCGATTGCATGTGCGGATGCCGAGGCTCGTCCTGCGGGGGATACAGGTCTGGCCGGAGCTCAGAACGAGAAACACCGGATATCGACTCCAGTGTCAGCACTCGTTCCGCGGGCACCTTTCCCTTGGATAGCCACTTGTACACGGCCTGGTACCGGACACCGCAAGCCGAGGCGACCTTAGAAACTCCACCCCCCAGCGCAATTGCGCGACCTACTGGCGTATCCGGAATGGGCTCTTCGGCTTCCTCAACCACGGCATGCGATGTGTCCATGCCACGCAAATTACAACCTATAGTTGCTGTTCGTCAACAACCGGAGGTGTCAGCGACCCGCAATAGCATGCAACCTATGGTTGTAAGCACAAAGGAACAAGTCCGCGCCGCCTTCGCACAGAGGCTGAACGCCCTGCTTGAGAAGCGGGGTGTAAAGAAATGGGGCCGCCCAGCCAGGCTCTACGAGATCTTGAAAGCCCACAACGGCGGGCAGCAGGTAGTTTCAAAGACCGCATGCCAGAACTACCTGAACGGCGACGACCTGCCCGACGAGGCGAACAAGGCAATCCTGGCTGACGCGTTGGGGGTGTCGCTGTGGGAACTCTATGAAGATCCGACACGATTGCCAGACCCCGCAATGGCTGAATTCTTACGCTACTGGGCCAGGCTCAACGATCGCGGCAAGGCGTACGTCATCGAGTCCGCCAGGGTTGCATCAGGCGATACACTTTCGACCCCGCTACCGCCGGAACCAGAAGAACTGAAACAACCGAGCAAACGCAAAAGGAGATGAGATGAGCCTCAGAAACCGCAGGGAATGCAGCAGCAAGACGGCCAGCAAGTGCACACTGCTAGCAGCCGGTGTAATCATGGGGTTGGCCGCTTTCGGCGCCGAGCCTTCGCCAGAGGATGATAGATCTAGGCGAATTAGGGAGGACTACAAGGAGGCCCTAGGCGCGGCGGATGTCGCTGAGCCCGCGAAGAGCCATGAATCGCAGCTTGAAAGGCACCGCAAGGAAAGAGCAGATGGCAACGCGTATGCCGCACAGATCCGCGAGCAGTACGACAGGTCCAAGGGGGTTACGCCAGAGTTCGAGCCGGAAATATGCGACGGGCATCCAGTCGGCACACCGGCGCGTGCCGACTGTCTGGCTGAAGTCGAGCGGCTAACCGCCGCGATTATTGCGGGGAGGCGCGACACCAACTTCGCCACCATGACGCGGGTAAACAAGGAAGTTAACGACTTCTACGCTCGCACGCCTGGCACACAGCAGTACAAGACCGCTCAGCTCATCCGAAAGGAACAGGCTGCAATCGAGACGGCCAAGGCGAAGTGCGGCAAGGATTATCAGCGGATTTCGGTTGGAATGTCCTTCAAGCGTGTCAAGGAGTGCATGGGTCGCGCCTTCCAAAAACGAAGCGAGCAGCTTATGCCCGACGGCACCGTCCTCAAGAGCTACCAGACCCGCGGGGGCTACGTCCACGTGCTGGGCGACAAAGTTGTCCGGGTAGATTCTTTTTAGCCTCCCATTCGGAAGGGGTTACCGCCTCTCCATCCCCGACCAGACCCGGCTCAGCAGCCGGGTTTTTTATTCTCGGAGCACCGGCCGATTCCGATTTTGATCGCGCTGCGGAAAAACCTGACACTAAAATAACAACCAATAGTTGTTGACAGTCGACAACCTGTAGTTGTAATTTTCGTTCCATCGCCTCACCGATGGAACGCAAATGACCGACCCGACCACTGCCTCGATCCCCACTCCCAAGCCAGACGGCCAGGACGCCGTCCTGCTGGTTCACGCTATGACCACCGACACCGGTCGGATGGTGGCTACCGCAAAGGGACTGAGCAGGCGTGACCTGTTCGCAGCGATTGCCATGCACGCGATCGTGACGAAGCACGGCGTCGTTAATCCTGAGGAAACCGATGCCGATAAGAATCCGCGGATTGCAGCGGTTGCGGTCTCGATAGCCGACGAACTGATCGCCGATCTCAGCAAAGCGCCGGTGCAGTCATGAGCACCCAGCACCCCGCAGCAGTTCTGTTCCCGACCTCGGACGAACTCGAGTCCGCCGACCAGGAGTCCGCCTCACTCGACGCACAGATCGCCTTCATCGACCAGGCACTGTCTGCGCTGTCGGGCCCTCAAGGCTCACGCCCCGTCGCCTTGCTGAGCACGATTCGCCGCACGCACATCGTGCAGCTGGCCTGGGTCGATACCGCCGACCGGTTCGTGCGCAAGGACAACATCTCCTACGTTGGTACCGACTTGAGCGCCGCGCTGAATGAGCAGCTACGTTTGCGCCGACTGCACGAGTGCGAAGCGCGATCTGTCCAAGAGCCGAAGCGCGATCCCGAGGCGGCAGCTCAGCTCGCCCGCGTGCTGATGCTACTGGTGTGCGTCGCCTCTCTATTCGGGATGAGCGGCTGCGTGAGCACCAGCGTCGACGGCCCGCGCGCCTTCGAATTCGCCACGACTGAGGCCCGCAACACCCAGGTCGCGCTCACCGGGCTGATGGCCCTCGATACCGCGCAGACCGCCAGCTTCGGCAATTGCTTCCGCGAGGCCAACCCGCTTGCCGTTGCTGTCTACGGCACGGACCGCCCCAGCCCCAAGCAAGTGTTGATCACCAACACCGTCTACATCGCCGCGCACTGGGCTGCCGCGAGCTATCTCGACCGCAAGGCCGAGGCGCCGATCGACCTCTCGCTCACCGCCGAGCAGGACATGGCACGCCGTGGTCGATGGAGATTCATGCGCGGGCTGTATCAGTTCCTGACCGCGTTCGGCCACGGCGCCGCCGTGATCAACAATCAGCTCGAGGGCATCCGGCCGTTTTCCACGCCGAAGTGTGGAGCGCAGTCATGAACCGCCGCACGCTGATCCTGATTCTCCTGCTGTCCGCGGCCTGCATCGGACTTGGCGTCTCATTCGGCGCGCAGGTGTTCGGCTGCAACCAAGACGAATTCGGCGCCGATCACACTTTCTTCAAGGCCAGTGACTGCTTTCAGTCCCGCGGCACGGATGGCTCGGTGTTCCTGGAGTGTCGCCGCGTCGTCACTGTAGGCGGTGCCAAATGAGCAGCCAGCAACGCCCCTGGCTCCTGACAGCCCTGCGCGGTACCGAGCGCATCACGGTCGGCCAGTTCGACACGGTTGCTGCAGCGAACGGCGCCGGCTCGTATCAGATGATCGACAGCCTGCCCCGCGTCGAGCTGAACCCCGAGTTCGCCAGCGCCTTCCCGCTGACGATCAAAGTCGCATACACCCGCAGCGGTCACCGTGGGATGGCCCTCAGCCAATACAACATCCACAGCGGCTGCGAGCAGTGGGTGTCGCAGATCTTCTGCGGACCGTTTGCCTTTCGTGACGTCGCCCTGCTGCGCAACGAAATCGAGGCCGAGCTCGCCATCGGAGCTTCAGCATGACCGACATCCTCAACGCCTGCCCCGTGTGCGGCAACCAGAGCGGTCACTGTCGCCACACCACCGAGGGCCAGGTCACCACGCAGCGCCCGTCACAGCGAGCTGTGGCAGCGCTACTGGGCACGCTGCCGAGGCTGAGCGCTGAGGATGTCAGCGATCCGTACGTGGCGCGTGCTGGCACCGTCGGCCAGGATCCGGCTCTTGTTCCAGCCCGCCAGCAGCCCGACACCGCTCCTGTTCGTCTCCCGGTGTCGGCTGCTGCGGGCGGCACGGTCGGCAAGCGCAACAACCAGCTCTACGACCCGAAGTGCCGCGAGCTCGCCGAGTACTTCGCCAGCGATCGCGAGCTGAGCGACGAACGGCTCGATGAACTGGCGCAGTGCATCCAGGACACTGTTGAGATGACGTTGGGTCTTTGGGAGAGCGAGGGCCAGTCATGAAAGTCAGGCTCGAGCTCACCGTCGACGCCCGTCTCGCAGCAGACATCCGCGTCTTTTATGCAAAGGCCATGCAGGGCAGCGAGCAGGCTGCTTGCTTGCACCCGATGACGATGGCCTTTCTATCGACACTACCCAAGCAGATCGATGAGCGCGCTGAAGTCGTCGCCGCCAAGATCGCCGCCGGTCACCTGGACGTCGAGCGATGAGCCGCAAGCACGACACCCAACTGCAGGCTCTGCTCTGTGAGATGGATCCACAGATGCTGCTCGGGCTACACGCCGGCATCTCACTGTGCATCAAGCGAATGATCGAGGACGGTCCCAACAAGGGATCGCCTGGCCACGCGTTACTGCTGGCCGAGCGCAGTTCACTGCTGCGTTTGCTCGATCGAGAGATCACGGCCCGAAAGATCGGCCACGGCTCGGCAGCTGCCGAGATGCGCGCCGCTGAGATCTCAGCAATGGAGCGTGCGTAATGGCAATCGGGTTCGCTGCCGGACTGCAGATCATCTTCCTCGCGCTGAAGATATTCGCTGTCATCACCTGGTCGTGGGTGTGGGTGCTTGCCCCGCTGTGGCTCAGCCTGCTGCTGTACGCGATCGGGGTGCTCCTGGTGGCGCTCGGCGTACGAGTCGGGCCCGAGGACTACGAGCCATGAGCCGGTTCAACCCGAGCGCCTCGAGCTGGATCGTCACGCTGCCGCTGCGTCGACGTCGCTCGGTGATGCGGTGGATCTTCGATGTTGTCTTTCGCGGCCGCTCATAAAACCAACAGGAGTCACGGACCCATGATGCTCAGCATTCCGACAGGTATTGACTTGCGCGCGCCGGCGGAGAAACGCGCCGGGTTCAAGAACATGTTCAGGCGCTTCGATGCGATTCACTTCATGCGGCGCGCTGGCATTCGGGTGTTGGCGGACTGATGAGCACGCAACTCAATCTGCCGGTCGTCGCGATCATCCCGGGCATGCCCTGGGACGAGTATCTCGCCCTCGATGCGCTCAACGCCTCGAAGCTGAAAGTGATGGCCCACTCGGCGAAGCACTACCGGCACAACATAGATCACGGCAAGGAAAGCGACATCCTCTCACTCGGCAAGGCGGCCCACTGCGCGGTGCTCGAGCCTGAGCGGTTCCAGACTGACTTTGCAGTGTGGCGGCGACGGGCTGACAACGGAAACATGGCACCGCGTAAAGGCCAGTACTGGGATGCCTTCGAGGCCGAGAACCGCGGCAAGATCCTGATCACCGAGAACGACGAGACCGACGCGCTGACCATGCAGTCTGCGATCCGCAGCGATGCCAGTGCCATGAAATATCTGGCAGCCGCCGGTCAGCCCGAGGTGACCATGCGCTGGATGCTCGGTCGCCGGCCATGCAAAGCGCGTGTCGACTGGCTCACTGGACGCGTCCTTGTTGGAATGAAGAGCGCTGCCGATGTTCGAAGGCGCGAGTTCTCTAATGCAGCGGCCCGACTTGGATATCACCTTTCCTGGAGTTACTACGCTGATGGATACGAAGCGATCATCGGCCACCCACCGGAAAAGATGATAGAGATCGTGGTCGAAAAAAGCCCTCCTCACGACGTGGTAGTCCATGTAATACCGGATCGAGTACTGGAGGTTGGTAGGCAGGAATACCTCGAACTGATTGACTCGCTGGACGGATGCGAGAAACGCGGTTTCTGGCCCGGAGTCGGCGGTGGTAGCGAGGTGGAATTTGACCTTCCAAGTTACAAGTACGAGGACAGCGACCTTTCTTCGACTGGGATACAGTGGTGAAGCCTTGCAACTTCAAGCATGGTTGCTCAAAGAGAATGGGCAATACTCCCGAGTACCGGGCCTGGTGCGCTATGCGCGATCGTTGTTACTGCAAGTCAAGTTCTTGCTATAGATACTACGGATACCGAGGAATTGCTGTTTGCGATCGCTGGGATAGCTTTGTGAATTTCTTTGAGGATATGGGCCCCAAGCCGTCTCCAGCTCATTCTCTTGACAGGATAGACAACCGCGGCAACTACGAGCCTCAGAACTGCCGATGGGCTACGCGTATTCAGCAAGCAAGAAACAAGCGCAAAAGTCCGATGCTCACTCTAGGCGGCGTTACTCTTCATGTGCTTGAGTGGTCAGTTCGACTTGGTTTAAGCATCAACACAATCCGGATGAGAATGCGGACAGAGACCGACTCATCCAGGATCCTTCGAAAGTCTATGCGCGCGAGATAGGGTCATGGCACAACAAGATCAGCAACAACCCAAGAAGACATTCGCCCCGCCCGTCAGCATCGGCGAAATGTTCCCGACCGAGCACATCAAGTGCGCCGACCTACGTGGCCAGTCCCGTACCTACACGATCAAACAAGTCGTGAAGCAGGAGGTCGAGGGCGATAAGGGCATCAAGGTGCGCGGGGTCATCAAGTTCCAGGAGACCGACCAGTCCCTGGTGATGAACCGGACCAACGCGACCTTGCTGATGACGATGTTCGGAGCCAACCCGCAGGAGTGGGCCGGCAAGAAGGTCACGCTCGATCCGTCCACTACCAAGTTTGGCCCCGAGACCGTGGAGTGCATCCGCATCGGTGGCTCACCAGACATCGACCGTGACATGCGCGCGGCCGTGAAGCTCCCCAAGCGCAGCCCCGTGAACTACACCCTCCGCTGCACCCGCCAGTACGCGCCAACACTGGCTGACTTCGAGTCGTGCAAGGAGCTGGCCGAATTCGAGGGACTCGATAGGCGGCGCATCGAGTACTGGAAAAAGATCCCGACCGCTCACAAGGAGCCCATTAAGGCCGCCGCGCTGGCCTGCAAGGAGCGATTGGAGAGCGAAGCAGAACAAGCCGCCAAACAAGCCGCCGCCGCTCAGCAGGAGGCGCAGGCAGAGCAACAGGCCGATGCGACAGGCGAGGACGAGCCGTTCGATGCTGAGAAGGCGCTCGCCGATCTAACTACGCCCGCCGACCGAGACGCCCTCGAGGCCACCTGGTCAGATGTGGTCGACCACTTTGATGCCATGGGCCAGGAAATCCCCGTGCCCTATGACGCCGCCTATCAACTATCCAAGGAGCAGTTCGCCGAATGAGCGCCATCGAATCCAATACCCGCGAGTTGCTGCCGCCAGCAGATGCGCCAGCCACGCCCGGTACCGAGCTGTCGTTACCCCAGCGCGCGCTCGCGGCGATGAAGCTAAAGGTGACGGTCGAGCAGTTGACCGAACTCGCCGCTAAAACCGCCGATATCACGACGATCACCAACGCCGATGGCCGCACGCAAATTCACGCGGCAGCCATGGTGCTGCGCGAAGAACGGATCGCGATCGACAAGGCAGGCATAGCCGGTCGCGACGAAGCAAACAAGTTCGCGAAGCAGGTCATCATCGAAGCCGGCAAGCTGATCAAGTTAATCAAGCCGGAAGAGGAGCGGCTGATCGCACTGCGCGACGCATGGGACACAGCAAGAGAGGCGGAGAAGTTCGCCAAGGCCGACCTCGAGCGCAAACGCAAAGAGGCGATCCAGTCCCGCATCCAAAGCATGCGCGATCGGGTGGCCGAGGTTGCGGGCCTGGGCTCCGCTGGCGTGCAACAGGCGATCATCGAATTCACCGCGATCGTGATCGACGACAACAACTTTGCCGAACTGAAGGAGACGGCCGAGGCGGTACACCAGAATGTCCTGGCCCGCCTTCGGTCGATGCACGCGGAGTACGTCAAGCACGAAGAGGATATGGCGCGCATCAAGGCCGAACAGGAGCGGCGCGCGGCGGAGCTCGAAGCCGAGAAGGTCCGCCAGCGCAAGGAGCGCGAACTCGATAAAGCCCGTATGGCGGCGATATCAGCCATCAACCGGCTGCCCCTGGTCGCCACCACCGGCCGCAATCCCGATCGCAAGGCCGGTACGCGCGAGTGCATCGCCGACACCCTCGACGAGGCGCGCAACTTCGAGGTGAGCGAGGCCGACTTCGGCACGCTGCTCGATGCGGCAACCGAAGCCAAGCGCGCCGCCGTCGAGCAGATCGAGCACGTCCTGCAGCGCTTCGACGATCGCGAACGCCAGCAGGCCGAGCATCAGCGTCTCGATGCCGAGCGGGCAGCCGCCCAGGCCGAACACGCGCGTATCGCCGCCGAGAACGCGCGCCAGGCCGAGGAGCTGCGCCGGCAACAGGAGTCCCTCGAGCAGCAGCGGCGCGACCAGGAAGCGGCTGCCCAGGCCGAGCGCGATCGGTTGGCCGATGAGCAGCGCAAGATCGAAGCCGATCGGCAGCAGGTCGCACTGCTGCAGGCATCGCTCGCCGCCCAGTCTGGACCGTCGCCGCAGGCCGGGCCTCCAACGGAACCCCAGCCCGAACCGAGCACCACCATCGAGCCTCCCATTGCGGACGTTTGTGGAGAGGTCCCCTGCAAGCTCTGCAGCACGCCCACCCGCGCCCTGCACACGCTGCTGTGTGATGGCTGCTACGACCTCAGCAAGCACATCACGGTAGCGACCGCAGTCTCGGCGATCACGCTTGGCTGCGAGGCGCTCGGCATTGCCGATCGAGCAGTGAGCATGCTCAAGGCGGCCCGCAAGGCTCGGGCGCAGTTGCAGTCGCAGGCAGGTGCGGCATGAGCAAGACAAAACCGAAGTCGAAGGCCGGCGCCAAGTCGGCTAAGTCCGCGCACCAGCCGGCGCAGCGACTGACCACAGTCGCAGTCCGGTTCTCAGATACCGCCAAGGTCTACACCTACAAGATCAAGCCCGGCAGGGTGAAGCTGGGTGACGAACTGATCGCCGACACAGATCGCGGGCCCGTGGTCGTGTTTGTGGTGCGCATCGACCAGGCCGTGCAGCCCGTGCCCGGCGTCGAGCTCAAGACCATCACCCGCAAAGCCGTTCCAATCTGAGGATCTATGACCGCAATTTGCCTAGATACAGAGACAACTGGCGTGGACGCGCCCGACGTGATCGAGCTTGCCTACGCTGGCCCGCTGGCCACCCCGCGCACCCAGTACCATGACAATGACATCAAGTTCTTTGCGTGGAAGCCCAACAAGCCAATCACCCTGGGCGCGATGGCGACGCACCATATCATCGACGCGGACCTGCAAGAGTGTCTGCCATGGCCTGGCAGCTGGTTGCCGCCCGCTGAGATCGGCCCCGTCGAGTACGCCGTTGCTCATAACTGCCAATTCGACTGGGACGCGATCGGCAAGCCTGCGCAACTGAAGCAGATCTGCACGCTCGCACTGGCGCGCAAAGCATGGCCGCTGCTCGACTCTCACAAGCTGGGCGCGATCATGTACCACCTGTACCCGCAAGCGATGGCGCGAGATTGGCTGCGCAAGGCTCACTCTGCGACTGCTGATGTCTCGATGCTGGGTCGGTTGCTGTTCACGCTCACCGACATCTTCCAGCCGCGTGACTGGGCGCATCTCTACCAGATCAGCGAAGTGGCGCGAGTGCCCACTGTCATGAGCTTCGGGAAATATGGGCCGGCCGATGGCAAGCCCGGCATGCCGATTCCCGAGATGCGCCGCAAGGATCCTGGCTACGTGCGCTGGCTGCTCGCGAACGCAGACATCGTGAAGAAGGACCTCTACTGGCAGAAGGCGCTCACCCAGTGACGCCGTTCCAACAATACCAGTTGCTTCACATGCAGGCGGAGGTTCAAGCCTTGGTGTCTGAGCGCGAGGCCATGATCGCAGCCAACAAGGGTCGCGAGTCGGCCGGACTCTCGCTGGCATATGGCGAGGACGCGTTCGCAATGAATGCCCAGGCTTTGCGCTGCGTTGTGCCCGATCCGCGCGAGCTGGCCTGAGCACTGGTCGATAACAATTTTCAACAACCTTGCGGGAGTGACGATGGAAGAGAACAAGTTCAGTGGTTGGGGTCTCGTGGAAATAATGGGACACGTGCGTGTTGCCGGCCGACTGGGTGAACGCAGCATCGCCGGCACCAACCTGCTGCAAGTCGACATCCCGCTCAGCGACGAGCCCGACCACTTCCGCACTCAGTTCGTCGGTGGTGGATCGATCTACGCGCTGCATCCGACGGACGAGAAGACGGCGCGCGCACTAGCGAAACGGTTGGGCACCAAGCCGACTTACGCCTACGACGTCGAGCAGCAGCTACGCATCGAGCAGCGCGCAGCAGCAGAGCCTGTCACTGCCGAGCCGCGGGTGCCCGTCTATGGCGGTGACGACCCGGATCACGATCACGACGAAGACGACGACAACCGGTTCTGAGCAGCGCCATGCACGCCCTCACCTGCCAATACTGCGGCGCCGCTGCCACCTACTACGAGAGCAGCGCGCCACTCTACAACGGACGCGACTATGGCTCCTGCTGGGCGTGCGCACCGTGCGATGCAATGGTTGGCTGTCACCCCGATGGCCAGCCCCTCGGCACGCTCGCCAACAAGGCGCTACGCATCGAGCGGCAGGCGGTCAAGCGGGTCTTCAATCCTTTATGGGAAGACATCGAGGGTGCATACCCGGGCATCCCGGTGCCACGCGGATGGGTTCGCCAGGTAATGCGCACGCGGGCCTACCAGTGGCTCGCGGCGCAGATGGGTTTGCCGGCCGAAGCGTGCCACGTTGCGATGTTCGATGAATCTCAGTGCCGGCGGGCGGCGCAGATTATTCAGGACTTGCTGCCGACGCCGGCCGTGATTCGGGACTGGGCAAAGGCGCGGGAGCCAAAGAAGACACGAACGCGCCAGGCATGCGCGCGGGCGGTGGCGAAGTGATGCGCTCAGGCGAAATCGTCGTCGACTGCTTTGCCGGTGGCGGCGGTGCCAGCACTGGCATCGAGCGCGCCATCGGCAGGCCGGTCGACTACGCTGTCAATCACAACGCCAAGGCGCTGGCCGTGCACATGGCCAACCACCCGCACACGGTCCACCTGCACGAGAACATCCGCAACCTGGATCCGGGGGGCGTCGCACCAGGCCGGCAGATCGGGCTCGGCTGGTTCAGCCCCGACTGCACGTACTACAGTAAGGCGCGCGGTGGCAAACCCTTTCGAGACCCTCGCAAGGCAATGCGTATCCGCGGTCTGGCGACGAGCGTGATTTGGTGGATGCAGCAGCGCCGGCCTCGGGTGGTGATGCTTGAGAATGTTGAAGAGTTCGCGCACTGGGGCCCGCTGCTCGATGACGGTACACCCTGCCCAATCCGCCGTGGCCAATCCTTCCGGCGATGGCACCGCCGCATTGAAAACCTTGGCTACCGGATCGACATGCGGCAGCTCGTGGCCGCGGAGCACGGCGCCGGCACCACGCGCAAACGATTGTTCGTTGTTGCCCGCTGCGACGGAGAGGAAATTGTATTCCCGGAACGCACGCACGGACCCGGCCTGCAGCCGTTCGTGACCGCGGCCGATTGCATCGACTGGTCGATCCCCTGCCCTTCGATCTTCACCCGCAAGAAGCCGCTGGCCGAAGCCACGATGCGCCGGATCGCTCGCGGCGTCATGCGATATGTCGTGAACAATCCGCGCCCGTTCATTGTAACGATGCGCGGCACAGAGCCTGCCCACGTCGATGCGTCTGCGCGCTCCATCTATGAGCCGCTGCGCACCGTCAGCGCCGCCGGCACCCATCACGCGCTGGTAGCTCCATCGATCATCAACACCCGTAACGGTGAGCGTGTGGGCCAGGATCCGCGCTGCCGCGACATCCGGCTGCCCTATCCAACGATCACCGCGCAGGGCAGCCAGGGCGCGCTCGTCGCTGCATTCCTGGCGCGGCACTACGGCGGGCACGAGAACGACGGGCATCCGCTCAACATCCCGGTGAGCACGATCACCACGAAGGACCATCACCACCTGGTGCACGCCTTCCTGCTCAAGTACTACGGCACCGACCAGGATCCGCGGTTGAGCGAGCCGCTGGCAACGATAACGACAAAGCACCGATTCGGACTGGTGACGGTGTGCGGCGAGCCATACCAGATCGTCGACATCGGCATGCGCATGTTGGAGCCGCGTGAGCTGGCCAACGCGACCAGCTTCGGCCGAGACTACATCCTGGATCCGCTCTACGAAGGCAAGCCGCTCAGCAAGACCGATCAGGTTTGGATGATTGGCAACGCGGTACCGCCGGCCGCGGCTGAGGCTCTGGTGCGTGCCAACTTCCAACAACAGCAATACGAGGCAGTCGCATGACTTGCCCGGTACCGAACTGCGGCAACACCGTGCACCAGGGTCACCTGATGTGCTTTGGCCACTGGCGCGCTGTGCACTTCACGCTGCAGATGAAGGTGCAGCGGGCCTGGAAGAACTTCGTCCAGGCCAAGAAAGCAAACATGAAGCTGGCGTGCCTGCGTGCGTACCGGGCGGCGCGGGATGAGGCGATTGCCTCCGTGAGTCCCCAAGGAGACTGTCGATGAATGATCAAGAGATGCGGGCGCTCATCAACTCGCCCGAGATCGAAGGATTCTTGCGCGGCGTGCACATCGAGGCGGTACACCAAGTCGACCGATGGGGCACCGCGCACGACATAGCCAAGCGCCCGGCGGACTGGTTCTGGCTGGTTGGATATCTCGCCGGCAAAGCACTGCACGCGGCGGTGAGCGGCGACCGTGATAAGTCGCTGCATCACTGCATCAGTACCGCGGCCGCGCTCTACAACTGGCACTGCTCCATCAAAGGCGTCGACGTTCGGATGGCGCCGGGCAGCAGCGACATCGCGAGGCGCGTCGATGGTGAGTTCCCGGGCGAGGCTGCGTAGTCGATGCGCGCTATCTCTCTCTGGCAGCCATGGGCCTCGCTCTGGCTCACGCAATCAAAGATCCACGAGACGCGGCACTGGTCGACGCCGTATCGCGGGAGCCTGGCTGTCCACGCAGCGAAGCGCCCGGTCTCTGATCCTGGAGAGCAGGTCGCCGCAATCTGCGTTCGTGAGTTTGGAACCGACTGGCGCAAGGCCTTGCCACGGGGCGCGATCATTGGCTTCCTGGAGCTCATCGACTGCGTATCGACCGAGGCCATGTGCGCTCACTGGCAGGTTGGCAGTGTGCCCACGGCTTCCCTTCCCCGAGACTACTGGTGCGGAGATTTCAGCGAGGGTCGCTTTGCTTGGCGAGGCGCCTTTCGCAATAGCCTGCAGTCGCATGTCCCGTTCGTTGGCCGGCAGGGTTTCTTCAACGTGCCCGACGAGGTGCTCGCGAATGGCTGAGACAACCATTGAGTGGACCAGTACGCGCGCTGCCGACGGGGCGGTGCACGCGGGTTATAGCTTCAACGCCTGGGTCGGGTGCCAAGAGGTAAGCGTCGGCCCGCAAGGTGCCTGCGAGCGATGCTAGGTGCATCTCGCCCGTAACGAGCTCTCAGAGGTCATGCTCAGGCTCTCGCGGCTTGACTGCTCTAACGAGTCAGGGCCGATACGCGAAGCAACATTCGCGATCAGCCGTGCTTCGACTTATCTATACGAAGTCCTTTCGTGCCGCCAGGTCTATGACGGCGACAAACGATGCGGGCTCGACGCTGGTCACGACGGACCGTGCGGGCCGGATGAAATTCCATTCTAGGGGAGGCGCCAGTGATCACCGAGTACGACCTGCAGGTGAGCAGCCACGTCCATTGGACGGTCAAGGTGGAGAGCGAGATCGTATGGCTCGACCACCGCGGCCCGCTGCAGGGCTACATCGCATACTGCAGCGAGACCACCGCCGAGGGTCGCGGGCTCACCGAGGCAGATGCGTTCGAGTCCTTCATCACCAGCGCATTCCCGGAGCCAGTGAAGGGGCCGACTCCGCCGCCGCCATCTGCCGCCCCACCGCCGGCCATGCCTACCACCAACGTGCGCACGTTCCCGCTGCGCGGCAGATTCCTCGAGCGGGCGATCACGGGGGACGGCTCATGACCGACGGCCGACTCTATCGACAGCATGCCAAATTGCTCGTGCTCGCCGCCGGCAATCAGCTGGCGTGCGTCGTGCTGGCGTGCACCGTCCCCATGCTGGCGTGGGATGGGCATGCGCTGGGGTGCGCAGTGTTTGCTGGTGCCGCAGGCTGGGCGTGGCACCGGGCGCGGTACTACCTCGGGTTGGCGGAATGGGTGCGTGGGCAGATTGAGCGGGCGGAGGGTGGGTAGTCCTAATGTTCCTCGACGCCACGCAACTCGCGCAACTCACCGGTCGCAAGCGGCCCAAGGCTCAGTGCGAGTTCCTGGCGCGCGAGGGTTACCACTTCCGGGTCAATGCATGTGGCGAGCCGGTGGTGCTGGTGGCCGAGGTTCACAAGCGATTCGGCGTCGAGCTGGCTCCTCAGCCCGGGCGTGCGCCTGGCGGAAAATCGATCCTGGATTGGCAGGCGATGGAGCGTCGCGGTATGGTCCGCCTCCGTGGGCCGCACAAGAACTCATAACAGGCATCTGCCCCGCCGCGTTTACCAGCGCCGCGGCAAGTACTACTACGTTCATCCCAACGGTGAGTGGCTCCCCCTCGGCGATGATTATGGCAATGCCCTGCGCAGGTACGCGGACTTGATCGGGGAGCGGCCCATCGGGACACTCTCGGAGTTGTTCGATCGCTACCTGCTCGAGGTCATCCCAAAGAAAGCGGCCACGACTCAGGAGGGGCAGCGGGTTCAACTTGAACTGCTCCGCATCGCCGTTGGACGCTCAAAGCCTCACGAGCTTGCCGCGCGGGATGTGATCCGGTACCGCAACGCGCGCGGGCAAAAGTCGAAGGCCCAGGCGAACCAAGAGATCGCGCTGCTCTCCCACATCTGCACCATGGCGGTGGAGTGGGAAGTGCTGGAGACCAATCCTTGCCGCGACGTCAAGAAGTTCCAGATCGCGCCGCGTGACCACTATGTCGAGGATGCCGATTACATGGCGATGCGGGCAGCCTGCGGCGAGCGTCTGCAAGTGCTGATGGATCTGGCGCTGCTGACTGGGCAACGCCAAGCGGACCTGCTGCGGCTGCGTTGGGACCAGCTCGACAAGGATGGAATCAGGTTTCGCCAGGGCAAGACCGGGAAGGTGCTGATCATGTCTTGGTCGGCGGAGTTGCGCCGCGTTATCGCTCGAGCAAAGGAGATCGAGCCGACCGGCGTCACAGTGGTCGCGACCGAGCGCGGTGGGCAATACACCAAAGACGGCTTCAGCACGCTATGGCACCGGGCACGCCTCAGAGCCAAGGAGAAGGGATTGCAGAGGCCCTTCCAATTCCACGACCTGAGAGCCAAGTCGGCCAGCGATGACGCATTGGCCGCCGCGAGCGAGAGGCTTGGGCACGCCAGCACAGCAACCACCCAACGCGTTTACCGGCGGGCGCCGAGCCGGGTGAAGCCCCTGGATTTTGGACGCGCCAGCCTTATTGGACGTGAGCACCGGTCGGGAACTCGGAAAAAGCAGGCTCGGAAGTAGTCGGGCACCTACCTGTGAATCCGGTTGTCATGGGTTCGAATCCCATACGCCACCCCAACACCCCAACTTCATGCTCGTGGCTGAGCGGCTGAAAGCACCGGTCTGCAACACCGGCAAGCGTCGAGCTCCACGCCAGTTCGAATCTGGCCGAGCATTCCATTTGATCTCGGAACGTAGCGCAGCCTGGTCAGCGTACCTGCCTTGTTCGGGACGAGGAAGTCGCACGTTCGAATCGTGTCATCGAGACCAACCGTCACCCGCAGACCCATGGCCATGCAGCTCAATGGCAGAGCACTCGGCTGATAACCGAGAGGTTGCAGGTTCGACCCCTGCGGTGGCCACCATTCACCGGTGCAATGGCGTAACGGCAACGCGGCGGCCCCATGAGCCGACGACTGATGGTTCGAATCCATCTTGCACCACCACTTTCCTCGCCCAGCAATCCCACCGGACATCCCGACTGCTTCTTGACAGTCCGGTCCGTCTGCGCAGACCATGTTCGCATGGCCAAACACAAGGAAGTGAGACGAGCGCTTCCGCGCACGACAGCAGCGCATCGACACCTAACTGGTCCTAACAGAGCGCGCATCATGTTGTTCCCCACCACGCTCGTCGGCAGTTATCCGCAACCGGACTGGCTGATCGATCGCGAGAAGCTCGCGGGCCGATTCCCACCGCGCGTGCGTGCGCGCGAACTGTGGCGCATTCCGGAGCAGTGGCTCCACAGGCGCAGGCATGCTTGTTTGGTTATTCTGAACTCTCTTTTGCAGGGGACGGTTTTACCTGAGGAGCTTTCGGACCCAAGTCCGACAAGTTCCTGGCATGACCGACTGACGACCCGGACAGCAGGGACACTAGTTCAGGGAGACACAGGGTATGGATACGAACCCGCGGTTACTCTTGCTCGCGTGCTGGTGGCACTCGGCGTGACGGCGTAG